CTTGAGTAAAATCTTCCATGATAAATTCCTTACATCCTTATATATAGCCTTGATTTTCACTCCTGAATCTTGGGGGGGATTAGGAGCTACGCCATTCTTGTACCAGGCACTAAGTGGCCATTCTGTATCAGTCACAAGAACATCAGATTTTATATATTCTATTATGAATCTATACAATGGGGGTTCTAATGTGAGTGATATTATTTTCAATAATATCTTTGGATTATCAAGAAATGACATTGATAAGTCTAAGGAAGTGAGTGCATTATTGAGTGTTTATCCATCATCTAATAATATAATAACATTAGATACAATGACAGTTAAGAAAATATTATCATATCTCAAGAGAATACCATTGAATGAAAAGTTTAAAAGCATATCTAAGATTGCAGATAAAAGGGATGAAGTTCTCAATCATTATTTAGAATTATTTAGATGCAATCTAAACAGTAGAATAACTTCAATGTTTATTGAGCACTCTCCACTTAGCATCATAGATGGATTAATAAAGAAAGTGGAAACTTCAAGGTCTTTCTTTAGGAATTCAGGAAGGATGGCTGACTTTAGAGAGAATGTTTTCAAGAATAACAGAGAAAATTATCTGAAATTTGCAAGTTCTAAGGACTTGGGCATAATTGATTTCTCAGATTATAAGTCTATTATTGAATTCTTTGAAATGAGAAATCATCTGATATACCCAAATATTCAATTCTTGGACATGTGTGAGCCAGTCTTTGAAACTGTACTTAATTGGGATGTAGAATCACCCGTGTTGGCTTCTGCTACCACTTGTGATGATAAAAATTATGATTATGGTTTTCTAGCCAGGAGATTTCCAGACATAGAGAGTAATTCATTATATAAAGGTGAGAGAGAAAATCGTTACTTGAAGTTTGAAGGATTATACAGTGACAAACTTTATAAGTTGTCAAACTATACAAGATGGATATTAGAAGTGTCTGGTCATAATAAAATGACATTGGAGTGTCTGGAATCCATAGATGTATATTTAGCATATGATTATACCCTTTCACTATATAATATTAATACCCCTATCAAATTATTGCAGAGAGCCCTGTCAGGGGTAAGCGGTAATGTAGCACATAGACTAGGTGGTACACTTTTTAGATCTAATACTAATTTGCACATATACCCTAATTTGTTAGGGTGCATATCTGCTGTAATTCGACCAGATTATGTTAGTCATGAGAATCTTGAAGATTCAAATATCAATTTTGAATTAATTATTAAACGTGTGAAGTTAGCATATGCAATAAGGAAGAATGAATACAATATGGATAAGCCATATTGTACAGTCAATGTCAGCAATTATATAGATGTCAAAGATGTAAGAATAAATTGGACTAGGGATGGTACTAAAGGAGTACCCGATAATGATTTGAGGCTAGTTGATTATGTGCTGCCACATAATGATATCATAAGAATGGAAATTTTGAGTCACATATCTATAGTTGAAAAAGTGAATGATGACAAAGTCATGATAACAGTGGCAGATCTCGAAAACACAGACAGGGATTATCCAAATTTTGTTTCTAGACTTTCTGTCTTGCAGCATAGAGAGCAGCTCATATCCAACGGACTATTGTTACCAGATGACAGTGGTTCAATGGAACTGTGGAAAAGTTTTATACTGAAGAGCAATAACTCTAAAGTATTGAATAATAATGTTGATCTTGAATCAGAATATGAGAACATATTGACTATATGTCAGGAGTATCCCACATTATTTAGTGCATATTATTCCAAATCCAATGATCGTGATTTATCTACTTCAATAGGTAAGGCTATACTTGACTCATTGAGATCAAATATTGAAATAATAGATATTGTTATTTCTACACTCGAATCTTTAAACAATCATCAGCTTGAGAAGAAGAGGTTGTTTAGTATAATAGAGAAGGTTCTACTTAATGTTAATACCACTATGGGTATTTCTTCTACCAAACAAGATATAAAGAACTACATATTAGTCTATATAATTTGCACTGTCTTCCCATACTTCCGAACAGATGGGAGATCAGTAACAACAGATTTGAATATTAACACTAGTGCTATATCCGATTGTTATGAACTGGATGTTAGGATAGACAAAACATTAACTCTCTATTCGAGAGCATCTATTATACTAAGGGTATTGTTCATGAGGAACGAGATCAAACTGGCTGTAGCTAATGCTTTGTCTATTATATCCTCTTGCCTAGACTCAATAAACCTCACTCAACTCTTAATATTGCCTAAAGTTGAAGTAGCATGTGTTAAAGTAAATATAGATATCAACGAATTATTAGTAAATAAAGATTTTAAATATAGAATAAGTAAAGTATCAGAGCCAACTGAGATTACTGATCGTTTAATCTATTTCTCACAAGTTCAGGCTGATATGGTCTCAAAGGCTTATAGTTCCCTTGTATCATTAGCTAGTTATACAGGGTCAGATTCTTATACATCACAGTATGGGCTATATAATGCAATGTCATCGGTGGTGCCTAATATACAGTATTTATCAATCTTAGATGCTTGTTCTGGGAGGGGTGACGGTAATATTGCAATGAGACAGTTAGGCCTTAGAGTTACAAGTTACTCTACAAAGGATATATTCACTAGTACCATGAGTGATGCCAATACTGTAGTAGTTAAAGATCTTGATATAACAAATGTAGAAAATCTAGCATTGTACACAGAATTTGACATTTTGCACTTTGATTACTCCTATCCTAGAGGTGACTTATCTAATTTTAAGAAAGTAATAACATCTGATAGCCTAAGGTCAAAGATAATAACATTAAGGTTGAACAGTTTGAAGCCTGAATTTATATCTGACCTTATAAGAGAGCTTTCACCTTCTAGACCTCTATATTTGGCATACCCATATCGGTCGCTTATTATGCCCTATCAATTTTACCTGCTCATAGATTCTGAAGAGAGTAAATCAGTAACTTATTCACTTGAGTGTACCGATAGCACATTCTGTTCATTCAAGGAGTTACAGAATACATATCGTTCTATTGTCAATTGGTCAAACTTTACAAATCCAGGCAGAGATCTAAGTCTCAATAGTACAAATAATATAATAACTTCATTGCCAAGTATAAACAAAGTGCTTACTAGTCAGCTAAGAACACTAGATATTGCAGACAATATAGCTGAATTGACAGTACTCAGGGAAACACCTTCATCTAAGCATGTGATCTTCTTAACAGATGAGCTATTCAATATAGATATATCCAAGCCCACTAAGATAACAAGATTGAGTAAGGAAGATTCTTTACCTTACTTAGCTGTGGCAGGGCTCTATGAGCTTAATGTTACTTTTAAGCCTAGGCAGGATGATAAATTTTCAGCTGAGAGGTGGAAGTTTGAAAAGGGTGATAACATAATAGAGATATCTGAAATAACAGAGTTCAGCATTATGGAATTAGAGATCATATCGAGAAAACATCCGTACAAATTCTGTAGAAAGCTTGCAATTGGGTATATTCATCTAAATACATTCCTTGATAGTCCAAATATAAGTACTATATCAGAGTTTGTAAATAATATGTCAAGTACTGTGAATTCTAGTATTGCCATAAATAGTAAGAGGGCAAATTCAATAAGCACAGCCTTGGAATATCTAGCTTATGGTTTGGTAAAGAATGATATGAAATTACCCTACAAACTCCTTATGAAATCCCTTCTAAGCAATGTAAAGAAGTATAAGGACACTATACAAGTTATATTGGATTTTAGACGATTACAGGAAATGAAGTCAGAATGGAGTGTTTTAGAGATATCACAAAGCAGAAAATCTAACTTTGTGAAATTATTTCAGAAGAAGTTTGGTTCCTTCATATCTAAACCATTGGATCTTAGATTATTCGTTAATAAATTCGACAAAAGGCCTTCACCCCTTAATGAATCAGTAGGCAGTGACACTGAATTAGTCAATCTTTTACCACAATTTGAGGCTATGGTTACATCTGTGATGCTAGGTGTTAATGATCCAGGAAATCCATTAGCTAACCTAGTGACCACCTCAGATGATTTACAAAAGAATAGCTTCCTAGGAAGAATGGAGGTTGATTTTTCAAGTGAAAGAATGGGTCAGTTCTCTATTGGGAATATGATCAGCCAGGAAATGAAGAACATGCTAGCCAGTGGTGCTCTTGCTCATTTGAATAAACCTATAGATATAGACAATGAGATCTTCGGATATTTTGATGATGAAGAGAGCCAAACCGAAGAATATATGGGAGATTAATAGTTTAT